TACCTGATTCATTTAACTTTATATCGCTTTTTAAAAGTTCTACAACTTGGTCTGGATTAATAGCTTTATTCCTTGATGCTGATGATAATAAAGACTTGTTAATCTTAATATCTTTTAGCTGATTTTCTAAGTTTGTTTTTTCTTTATTAAACTCTTGGGTTCTTGTTTTAAGTATTTCCTCAAACTCACCCTTTTGAATTCTTTGCTTTTCTTCTAGGTCTTTTTGTGTCTTTACAGCATTTACAGCTATATCTAAATCTTCAACACCCAGTTTCTTATACATAGAACCCCTTTCTTTGGCTAATCGTCTTTCAACAATGTTATTAACCTCATCTTGGGTAAATGTATTAGTTGGCTGTTCTTGTACTTGTGGTGCTTCTTCTTGAGTTTCAGCAGTTTGTTCTACTTGATTTTCTTCCATTTAAACCTCCATATTGGTAGTATCTTTATAACATCTTCTTCTTTAATTTTCAATAACCTCGTTATTTCTGGGGGTTATTTGTATTTGTGAAATTATTTCCTCTATATCATTTATAAAACTTTGTTCTTCTAAACTTAAATCTAAATATAAAATTCTTATTTTTTCTATATCTGTTTGATTTAATTCCAAACCTTTTTCCTGCAATATTTTTTGTATCAAATCATGTGATAAGGTCATCTTTGATCTCCTGCAATATTTTTAGAAATTCTGGTGCAACTAATTCTTCTTTACCCCTATAGTAAAGCGAGAAATTTTCTACAAACCATTCTCTTGTGTTTGTTGCTCCATAATTAGATGGTGAATGATCGTTTATGTTTCTGACTTTGTTTAATCTTTGTTCTAATGGTAGCCTTACTTGTGTCCAATCTGGTTCTTGTCCAAATGTTGGATTTGTCCTCAAGTCTTTTATTTTGTATTGTTGATGTACATGATGCCCAACTTCGTGATAAACTGTGGCTCTAAATTGATCTACTCTATTTGTTTCAAATTGTTTTGCTGAACTAGGTCTTTTAGATAACCCATCTGCTCTTTTCCAATTTGATACTGGTTGTATAACTCCACCATCTAATTCTTCTGATATTATTTCAAGTTGTAAGTTTAAATCCCTTTTTTGTATATCTAATTTGCTTAAATCTTCACGTGCAATATTATATTTTTTTGCATCAAACCCTTTATTTGTATAGTTTCGGACTCCATTAGTTATTTGATTTAGTTCAATAAAATCAAACCTATTATTGACATTAAACTTTTCATAAATATCAAATTGTTTGTCTGTTATGGCTAAACCTTTTTTAGTAATGTTTGAATAATCTTTCTCTAATTTTATTTTTCTTTTTTCATCTAATAATGGTTTACCAATATTTTTTGAACCTGCTTTTGCAAAAAATTGAGCCACTCCCATAATCCCATCACCCATATTTGCATTAAATTCAGTAGTGTTTTTTGAACCCTTAATACCTCTTAACATTGGTACATTAAATTTTTTTGTTAATTGTTCTACTTCTGGCATCATGGCTAAAATCATAGACAAATCTCTATCTTGAAGTTTTGCACCAGATACTTTCCCAAAATCTTGTGGTCTTGAACCTCTATAATGCCCAATATTTTTATTTATATATCTATCGTCTTTACTGGCATCATCAAAAACTTTGTTTAATCGCTTTGTAGCTTCACTTGTGGATAGTATTTGTATAGTTTGTTGTGTTACTCCCTCACGATTTATAGGGGTAAATATATCGGTTTCATCTACAACTGGTGGTGGTGCTTCCTCAACTACTGGTTCATCTGGCACTTCATCTACTGTTTCTTCACCCCATGCAGGGTCTGTGGGTATCCAAGTATGTCTACACCTATAACCACCCCTGACTATAAAAGGGTCTCCAGTTGACTTTCCCTGCCATGCTCTATTGTTCCACATATCCCTAATTTGTTCTTCTGTAAGTGTCCTATTAAGCATTTCAATGCAAAAAGGTCTACTATCTCGGACTAATGTACCAGTATATGTAAAATGATTTAACCCAGATGCTTTAGCTTTCGCTACTGTGAATTGTCCATGAAACTGCATTACACTATCATGAGCAATCTGACTAGCATAACGTCTAAGATTGTTTCCTGCCCTATCACTCGCATATTGAGTGTGAAGTTTTCTTACTGCATCTTCTACTTGTGCCTTTTTTGCACTATCAAATTTATTCTCGTTAACAAAATCAACTAATTCATTTATCTCACGAGTATTTGAGGATTTATAAACTCCATTGATATGTGATTTGATATTACTAACCATATCGTTAAATGGTCTACCTGCTATTGTACTTTGGTAAACCTCATCATTAATTACTTTCAAAAATCGTTCTGCTATATCTTCAAAGCCACTAAATGATTGAGTTTTTAAGGCATTGATTGTGGATAAATCTACATCTGTTAAATTCTTAAATTTTGCAGGAATAGGCATTTTACCAAAAGTGTCTAATGTTTCTTTCGCTATTTTATTATAATCATCATTAATTAATAAATCAGCTTCATTTAAAAAGGTAGATTCAATTATGGTTCTTAGTCTGGGTTGTAACTGAATAGCTAATCTTTGAGAAACTAAGTTCCCTTTTGTGGCTCTAGTAATTTCATTAACTACGTCATCTTCTAGCTTATATAATACGTTTATTATACGTTCTTCATGTTGGTCGGCTAGTTTTTCTAAAATTCTTGACATATTTTATAATGGAAAGTTCTTTTTCCATGCCCTTATTGACCAGTAAGCAGGTGAAAGTGTTTTTTGCCCTTTAACTTCTTTTAAAACCCCACCCATTCTAGCTAAAAAAGACTTTTGTCTTGCAGGTATGTTTTTCTTTATGGTCATTCCCCTAGCACCAAATGTAACCTTTTTGATGTTACCAGTAGATTTATTTTTAACATAAACCCCAAACTTTTTTCTTTTAGATTCGGTTGCTGATAGTCTAAATGGTTTGTTAAGTGATACGTTTTTCCCTCTATATAATGCCATACTAAGTCCTTGTTTTTACTAGGTTTTTCCCAGGATTATTACCTATCATTTAATCTTTCGTTTACTATTGCCTTACATACTGGGCATTGATAAACGTCTTTTATTTTCTCAATCAGAAAAACCTTGCAAATAACACATATTTTTTTAGGCTTTTCCATAACATCAGCATCATTTTCTTTTACGTTTACTGGCTCTTGATATTATATCTTTATCAAATGTTCCTGACCTGCCACGACTAATTAGCTTGTTTACTCTTGCCATTGCCCATGCTGACATTGGTATTCTAGGTCTGCTCCCTGATGAAAGAAATGCACCTTGACCTCTACGAAAACTAGCCTTTAAATCTGCTAAATTAAATAACTTAGATTTTTTGGCTTTTGCTCTAAGTGTTGCAATAGTTCTTGCTGATAAAGGTTTTCTTTTTACTGCCATTAAGATTTATTCCTTTTCTTTAATAGTGCCATAGGTATTCTTGCACCTGCCTTATACAAAGAACTAATCTGCTTTAATAAGGTTGCTCTAGCATTTCTTTTTGCACCTTTTAAACCAGATAGATATTTTTTAGGTATCTTGGTCTTTTTATCTTTAGGAACTTTCTTCGCCAACTGTTTGCCCCTCTACTTCGGTTGTCTGGAATTGCCCTCTAACAGTTCTAACAGCATCTATTTCTTCATTAATAGTTTTCATAGTTTCGTTATCATCTATTACTGCTTCTGCTATTTGCTTATCTATTTCTTTGTTAAAGGTTTCTGATTTTATGCCAGATGCTTTAGCCATTTGTAAATATTGCAGGTCATTTGCCCAATCTCTAATATCAAATGTGTCTGGATAATTAACTGAACCATTCCATTGTTTATCTAACCATTTAGCAAATAAACCCCAGATTTGTTCTTCTGCATTTTCTAAATAATCGGCTTTTTCTGATAATCTAGCATTTAATAGTTGAAATTCTGTTTGTAAGGCAATTCCACTAGCTATTTGTGTACCAGTTGCCCTAACAGAACCCATATGGGTAATTCTATCAATGGCATCAACTTTATTTTGTATACATTTCATTATTCCATCTAGGTTTTGACCACTAGGTTGGATTATATAAGGCTTTAAAGATGCATCTAAATCTTCTGGTATTTCTATTATAGCACCTGCACCTGCACTAGCTTCAACATTAGGTGTTTTAACTAAACTTGGGTGATTAGCTAATCTGATTAATTGTTCTTTCTCGGAATAATCATTATAAATAGATTGTTGCAAATGTGCCACATCAGCTAAATCACTAATACCAATAGGTCGTTTATTACCTCGTAAATTATAAACATTAACAGCAGGAATAGTTCCTATTGGATTAACTATTTCTTCTAATAACTTAACTTCACCCTCTGAATGTTCTTTATCATATTCTTCTACTGAATATGTAGTTATAGTTTCTTCTGTAAATACTTTAATGATGGCTCTATCTGCATTTATATCTTCAACAATAACCAGTAAATCTAAATAAAATCTTCCACTAGCTGATCTAGCATAATTCCAATTTACTATGTTTTCTGGTGTATATATTGAAATATAAGGTCTAATATCTTGAGCAAGTTCTTCTGCTCTAGTCTTTGCGTTAGATTGTGGCTTATCAACTACAATCCAACAATTACCATAAATACTAGCATTCATCTGGACTTCTCGCATGACTGAATCAAATGACCTACCATCTAAATCAGCATCTTGAATAAATGATGTTAATTGTGGCTCATCATCTAAATCACCATAATCTCTTGATGGTGGTACTCTCCATAAGAAACTGGTGTATATCTGGACAACATTCTTACAATGATTATCTAAGGGTGTATGCCTTACTCTTTGGTCATATTCTTCTGGAGATTCTAATACATATCTATGTAAGTAATAACCATTTTTATAGTCATTACCACCTAAATAGCTTCTTATATAAAACTCCCAATTACTTATATTTGAGTGCCATAAATCATGTTTCTGTGTAAGTGTTTCTCTATCCATTAACTCCACCTCTTAGGTTGGCTAGGTGCAAAATTACGTCTTAGTGGGAAATTAAACTCTATTAAATAGCCAAGAGCATCATTCATATGGTCATACCCACTATCTTTATCAGGTACATGAGTTCCCTCTTTGTATATTTGTCGTTCTATGCTTTTAATAACATTTTTGCAAGATTTAACAATAAACAGACTATTTTTCCCATTAACATTTTTTAATTTTGCATTAACTGCATTAATTCTATCCCTAATTAAAGGTGCTGTATTTTTACATTTTACATCAAATCCTGCATTTTTCAAGATACTTAAATCAGTAAATCCACCTGCTGATGTTTTTCTTTGTCTAGCACTAGGGTCTGGATAAACAACTATCTGTTTATTTTTGTATCTATTCTTTATTTCATCACACATTTCTTGGGTATTTGACGAATATATTTGTATCTCATCAACAACTATAATTTTCTCATTAACTATAATACAAACTACAGCACTCATAGGGTCTACGTTAAAGTCTAAACCTATGTGTAAAATTGCTGTTTCTTTCTGGTATTTTTCAATAATATTATTTTGTCTATTAAAGTTGTAATAAATCATTCCAGAATAATTAACAAATGTGGCTTCATATTCCTGCTGAAATGTTCTTATATCTAAATCTTGTTTTGCTTGCTCTACTTCGTCTTTATCTACATTACCACCCTCAATAGTA